GATGAGGAACTGCTAAAGCGCCACCCATTTTTGGAAGTCCATCATTGTCATCATATTCATCTGCAACGTCTACTTCGGATTCCGGAGTTTCAATGTCTCCTTCTATCGATTCCTCTTCGGCGCCGAATTCTTCGTATAGTTTCTTATAATAGTTTACATCTTCGTTTAAATTGCGACTTGCAATCTTAGCGGCGATAAATATATCGTTGGTCATTCGATTCTCGATGAGAATAGCTCTTTTAAATTCTACGTTGGTAACGCCTTCTGGAAGAAGATTTTGAATATCTTTCGCAGTAGCCTTTTTATTTTTGAAGAAATCTCGATAATAGTTCATAACATATAAATATTCGATTAAACTGGTAATCGCCCTTTTTCTTATTACCGGCCGCCGTATTTGTCTTTTAGAAGTTTTCTGTAAGCTAAAGTTAGTTCTACGGCCTGTTTTTTAGCATCTTCCAATGTCTTGACGGTGTTATATTTAGCATATAATCCATTTGGCCCGCCTCCTTGAACTTGGTATCCTCCATCGTATTTAATTCTATATATCTGACCGGTATAATCGTATCCAGAATCCCCTCCCTCGTATCCACTCCACATATCAGTATAAGGCCCGCTATCGGGCGTACTCTTGGGGTCCCATTTATCACTATAATCCATTTTTTTATGGACCCAGTTCAACTTTAAAGGCAAATCCCTCAAATGAATCTTATATTTTGTATTATGGTCGGCAGGCGGCCCATCTAATATATCAGACCAATCGAATCCTTCAAATGCATATTGAGTATATTCATCTTGTAATCCGCCATTTCTCCTATATTCTGGACCACTATCTCTAGGTTTAAGAAATCTAACAACATCTTCTAAATTATCATATTTCTTTACAGAACCGGAATCATCTATACCTCTAGCATAGATTTTATAATCACCCTTCGTATCAACTACGGTGGTATCCTTACTTTTATCATAAGGAACTAAATTCTCCAACATCGCGGTTGGTATTAAAGATTTAATCTTCATATATCAAATTAACCACGTCGTCTATTGTATAAATCTTTAAATATTTTATTTATCTCAGGAGTTTCGGCTATACACACCGATTTCTTTTTATTGGCTATCATTTCATCAAGAACTGCTTTAGTTTTTGAGAATGTGTCTTCATTTACTGTTTCCGGTATTTTCATTTTTTTATCATCAATGTTTAACATATCAAGCCTACTATAATAATGTGGGTCGGTCTTCATATTATTGAGAACCGTTTGTTTCGCTATAAATTTATCTTTTTTAACCATATTACCCAATTCATATTGAAGAGCAGACATAATCTCATCAGGAGAAGGAGTTTGTTTCTTTTTAAAAATCTGGTCGACTTGTGGGTCAAGTTGTTTCTCAGGGTCTAACGGTTTCTGAGACTTCTGGACATCATAGGCCGTATCAGGACTGATGGTGTTGGGTTTGGTTAGTTTTACCGTCGTTCCTGTGTCCGGTGTATTACTCACAGTATTTGAATTTCTACCGATTCTATCAGGACGGTCAGGCGGTTGCATCATAGCAGATGACGTTGATTCCGTATTAGACGCCATATGGTTGGTAGTCTTATCGGAAGAAGAAAACTTAGACATGTCTTGGGTACTACTATTAGGAGTTCCATAGGAACCACCATAATTCATACTGCCGCCACCGCCAGGGCCACCCTCAAAACTATTTTCTATGATTGTTTCTTTTGCCATACCGTATAAATAGTGGATAAACAAAAGAAACCTTATACAGATGCAGAAAAAAACCGACATCGTTTAATGTCGGTTTTGTGTAATTAACGAAACTCTTCTCGCAAAAGTCTCCATCTATCAGAATCTAACACTTTATTACCTAGATTTATATCATGTATGACCGTCAAGGCATCATCTATCGATGAGTAAATGTATTTATGAGGTAAAACACCATACATCCATAACGGACATGCATCTTTCCCGCCCTCAATACATAGGAATATTGGCTTTTTCATTCTGTTAGCCCAAAATAACTCTTCCCACGTCCCGCAAGTATTATATTTTGGATTTATATAACAAAAGATAAAATCACATAAATCTACACATCGTAAATCTTCGGCTCTGATTTTCTTAACAACATCAGTAACCTCATCGTAATTTTTATCTTTAATTAATTGACCAAGCTTCGTTCTAGCATCATTATCTTCCTTGGTAGAATTAACAAATGGATGGTTATATGGATTAAATACTACAACACCAATATCACTTAATGATTTTGATACCGTATCTCTCCACGAAGACCCGTCCATATATTGCATCTGACCAACCAAATAGACTCTAGTCTTATGTAACAAATTAGTCATATTTTAACTTAACCCTGATGTGACCGAGCCAAGACTTCGATGGCGATATTATAATTACCGGCGAATTGAAGAATTTCTTTCATCTCCAAGACTGGATTATAATCACAATAAATTTCAATCGTAGGCTTCATGTGACTTGGGTGTAATTCAACGAGTTCGGCTCTATTGAACCATTGTTTGTTTTTGTTGATATCATAAAATTCTCCGAGAATTCTACGATGTTCCATCTTTTCCGGCATTCTTTTTGGTAGTTCCATAATTGTTTTCTTATTTTAAATGTTTGAGTATTTTGTAAATACACGCCAGAAACGTTATGTCCCTGACCTTTGGTATAACTAGCTGCATTTGCCAGTTAAGTTCACCTAATTCATATATAATTAATGCTTCCTTACCTTTAGCATAATCGTCTACCTTCTCGAAAAGATGATGAACGACCGTTTCCAACGATGATGAATCGAATTCCGTAGTGAGTTGTCGAATCTCATCAAATACTCCGGCTTTCTGTGGAGTTTTTAACAAATCGGTAAGTCGATTCAACATATCAGTCTCTACTGCATTTTCTTTGGAAATCTTAATTTTCAATGATACATTGCCTTCATCATCAGTAGTTTCTATCGATGATTGTTGGGCAAAGTTGATTACCTTTCTTATATCAGGATAGTATGTATTTACAATGAAAATGACATCTTCCTGTGTGAATGATACCTTTTCAATCTGTAAAATCTCTACCAACCTTAATGCCACATCCTTCTTTGATACCGGCTTTATTTCAAACGTCTGCATCCTTGAAGACAATGGAGCTATAATTTTTTCCACGTAATTACACGTTAAAATGAATCTCGTATGGGCGGAATAGGTTTCTGTCATATTTCTTAAAGCGCCTTGCGCCTCAGGTGACAATCTATCAGCCTCATCGAGAATGATTACTTTTAATGGTTTGAAGCCCGCCGAACAGGCGTAATTCTTCATCTTAACTCTAACATCGTCAACACTATTCTGGTCGGATGCGTTTATATACATCACATCACAGTTAATGTTCTTTGTTAAAAGTTTTGCCAACGAAGTTTTACCTGTACCGGCGGGGCCGAACAGAAGAACGTGGGGGATATCGCCTTTCTTTATGAACTGCGAAAATGTCTCCTTTACACTATCATTACCAATATACCTGTCCATAGTGGAAGGTCTATACCTTTCTACCCACAGTGAATGGTCTTTCTTTGGTTTTCTGCTCTCTTCAATGAAGTCCATATCGTTTCTTTTTATTAGGCGAATATAACTCTGCGAATAATTACACGGCTCTTCAAAGTCTTAGCGACTTTTGTCTTAGTAGAACGGGCGGTTTGTAACGTATAAACGTTATTATTAGCCGTTCTCCAATTTCCGTGGTCTTTATAGAACAGACCATATACTTTATTTGTATTACTCATGTTTTCCTTTTTTGTGTGTGTTTACCGTCGAACAAATTATTAATCTTCAACATCAACTTTTACCAAGTAATATTGACTCTTGAATCCATCTTTATTGTAAGAAATGCTAGCCAATCCAGCTTCTGACACCTTTAATACAGGATTTTCAACTTCACCATTTGCGGAGAGAATTTCCTTTAAACTTTTAGCCGTGAAGCTGATTGGATTCTTTACAGAATCTTTACCGGCGACCGTCGTGACATCGATGGCGATACGATTTGATAGATTTTGTTTATATCCCAAAACCAATTGCAATGTCTTCTTCTTATTACTCATGATGAGTGTAAAAAGGGTTCCATCATCACCCAATGCCGAGAATGATTTATTAAATGCCGTGATAAATGTTTCATCAAGTACAATCTCAACTTCAAACGGCGGAATTGATTTCATCGAAGGGACTCCATCAATAGCGGTCGGCTCTGATGTCACGTAGTTGGAATCAATCTTAGTGTCACCGAGTAGGATTTGTCGAACTCTCGTTTTATCGTTTTCATCTACATCCAATGTCAAAGAAATATTATCTTCCAATGGAGTCAACATCTTTTTAAGTTGTTCCGTGGTGAGAACTCCGACTTCTACTCCATCAATAAATCCGACGGCGCCCTTTTCTAATTGGACAGAGGCGAATAATTTTTTATCAGACGTAATAGCAGTTACCGTTAAGTCTTCTTTGTCATTAGTCCAAATGACGGAGTTAATAGTTCCACCTAAATTGTACTTTTTTATAAATGTTTCGATTTTTTTCTTTTCCATATTTTTGTATTTGTTAATTGTTTATGAACTATATCACACCACGTATATCTTGTCTATTTATTTTAAAAGTCACTCACATGAAATTTTCCAATGTCATCTGAGCTATTTTGGGAGCCTCATCCGGTAAACAGAGAGTTATATCAATACCGAATTTATCTGCGAATGGTATTAATTCTTTTCCAACGAGAACTTTTATATCTTCCCTTTCAGGTGGCGGAGTAAATCCTGGTACTTTGCCGAAAGGCCCACGTCTTCCATTTTTTCCACCCGGCAAAGGAAGATTGACAGATTTGATATCATTTTCCAATAAAACTAGTTTAAGTGACTTGATTGATGATTCCAACCATTCTAGTGTACTCCAGTGACGCCAGTCGTCCTTTACCGCAAGGCCAAGAAGATATAACCCATTCTCATGATATGCGTAACAATCGCCAGGACGAATTGCATGTGTGGAACATTGATTTTTATAATGTCCATACATCTTCGGGTAACGATTCTTAAATTCTAAAGCTATTCCGGCTCCCATCACACCAATACAATTTATTGTATTTACGTATGCGTCGGCGGGAATGTCGAAAATAGATTTATATGAAATTTTAAATCTACTTTGAACTGGTTGAATTTCATCTGCCATAATAAGGTATTATCTACCCCATCATGTAAAAAGTCAAGATTCTTTTTTCTTCTCTTCAATTTTATAATCTATCTCAATCTTATGTTCTCGTAAAAGGACATCAACTATATCCGCACGTGGAATTTTATATCCATATGAACGAAAGATGTTTCCCTTACCGTCTCGGTTTGGAATTGAAATAGGTTTAATCTTATTAGATTTTATATACTTGTCTAAAAATTTACAAAGGGATTTAGGTTCAAACCAAAAAAACACTTTGTCATTCATGTAATAATATACAAAATAATCTATCTTATGGTCATGAGAACGCCATGGGCCACCTAATAGTTCCCTAGCATCAGGCAATATAGTATTCTTTTCCATAAAGAAATTTATAGTCTTTTCCATAGAATAACTATCCGTCTTTAATTCTACGGTTTTGCCATTATTTAGAGTAAAATCAATCTTTCTATCCTTTATACTCTTAACTGGTTTCAGTTTTTCGTATATTTTAATAAAATCAGATTCTCCGATGTCGCCTATGCGCATCTGGTCTTTGAAGTTAAATACTTTACCCTTCTTTTTTTGTGTCATAATTTGGTTTTTTATCCGGCGTCATACAATCGGTTTCCTCGATTGTCCTCTATGGGAACGGCAACATCAGATAGAGTTGTGCCCCATTGAAATTTTGGTCTGAAATCTCCATCACCATCTGAATATAATGCTACTTTTCTAGAACCACCAAGATTACCCAATTGTTGCATATATTTTAACATACTGAGGAAATGTGGAACCCAACGAGTTTTCATTGTACAAGTTATGGTGAATGTCGTCTCTTTGGATTTCATAAGTATGAATTATATCGAACTATTACAATTGGGCAACTTTATACATTTCTACAACGGATATATAGATATTATCATCCACCAAAATCAAAAAAGTTTGAAGCCGTTGCGACGGATGGGTTGGGGAATGCCCATCTCAAAACATCGTAGAAGTCAGATAACTTACTCTTGAGTTCATTTTCAAACATTTTCTTTCTATCGACGTGAGTATCTATGAATTTTAATAATTCGTCTGCGTCATTACCATCACCTTTCATAGCGATAGCATCGAGTCCATATCCATTGTCTTGAAGATATACCCATTTAATTTTACTTCCATGATAGATTGGTTCACATGTTTTTTCTAATCCCATCTTAACAATTAAATCATTATAGGCCAATGCCGCTTTGGCTTGGGCGGGAGTTTTACTTTCAAAGTGTAATGGTCTTCTACTTTCCGGATTATAATTTTTAGTTCCGTCTTGACTTACAAATTTCACCGATGTATTTTTCGCTATTTCAAGAACAGGCAAAGTTTTAACTTCTTCCTTTACTTTTAAAATCATTGCATCTATTTCCGATTTTGGGGCGGAAGTTAATAACTTTCTTAGAAATAAATCCATGAATTTACGAAATGCCATTGGGAATGAAGTTCTAACAACGTCAATACCCTTTACTTCTAATTCCGGTTTTTCTAATAGATGTCCTTCTTTGTGAATAATCCACTGAGCATACCGTTTCTTAGCCAACCAAAAGGACGACTTACTAATAACTTCCTGTTTGGCATCAAATGTATGAGCATCAAGATTAAAGAATCTCTTTGCCATAATGTCATAGAATTTATTAACGTAGGTCTGTACTTCCGTGGTGACACTCATAATTGCCTTTGTCATTTCATCGTCATTATTGAAATCCAAATCAGGAAATCTCTTTTTGATAATCGGAACGGCATCGACGAAACAAGAGTCGGTATCACTGTAGATTACCCAGTCACCAGTCTCAACTTCCAACGCATTCTTGTAATAAATGTTGATGGCTTTGGATGTGGTCTGAATGATATCGACGCCGGACATGGTTACAGCCTCGGCGTTATCTACATCGTAGAATCGAAATATCGGAAGTCCCAATACACCGTAGAATGAATTCAACAAAATCTTTTGAACTTGTTGACGTTGATTATAGAAATTATACTTTTCGACATTTCCAGCTTTTCTAAACTCTGACGCCTTCTTTCTCATATCCTTACGTTGTTGGAACCATAATTGCAACAACGTCGGTACAACTCCGGGCTTATCTCTACGATAAAGAACGCCGTTAGAACTAAGAGAGTAATTGGCATCTTTAATTAAATTCCTAAACTCATCCTTCTTATATTCAGTCGTTCCAAGATGATAGTTTTCCAATTTCTCACGAACATGATACTCCATATCAAATTCACGACAACGACGTTGAATATATTCTTCCTTACCATCTTCACTTGACCAAAGACGGTCTTTCATCTCCGTCTTCATTTCATCGATTTCTTTTAAGATGCCACGACGTTTCTCAACTTTACAATCATCATTATATTCAGCTTTAATAATTTTACCGACCTTAGTCTCAGGCGAAATATTTAAAGAAATGATGATATTTGGATACATGGAAGTCAAATCCAAATCGAATACCCAATCATATCTACCAGGAACAGGTTCTTTAACAAATGCCCCTGAGAACCCTTCTTCACCATCCTCCATACTATCCTCATATTCCTCGCGTCCACCAGCCGGTTTGTTCGGAGCTATGACGCCGTTTCTATGGAGATACATTAATGATGCGCCGTCGAGATATCTCGCAGGCATATGGAAACTCTCGTATGGAACATGACCTACGTGACAGATGGTTCTATAGAGGTCAATCAACTTCAATTTAACATCAATAGCGACTACAATCTTTACGTCTGTAATGTTGTATTCTAAGAATTTTTTAATATCCGTTTTGTATAAATCATTTAGATTTCCGTGGTATTGAACCTTACCAAATCCGACGACCTTTTTTCCAATCGGCCCTAATGCCCAAGTAGGTTCCATTTTACCAGCCAAGAATTTCTTATACAATAAGATGTAATCCATAACGGATACACCGGCGATAGTCAATTTTTTACTATGGGTATTTAGATAACAAACTCCAATCGGAGATAGACATTTAGCTGCCTTGGCCGTCAAACACTTCTTCAAGCGGTTGTATAGATACGGCATATCGAAGAAGTCGACATTCCATCCTGTCACAATCGTAAATGCACATTCTTGCCATTTATCCATGAAACTCATCAACATATCATCTTCATTATCATAAGGCAATGTGACGATTTTGATTTTTTTATTTTCTTCTTCACTCTGTACCTTCCATTCCAAAGGCAACCAAGGGTCTACTTCTAGTTCGTTCTTTTCTACCTTACTCTCTTTATCAATAACAAAAACGAAACACGTTCTAGTAACAAAGTCGTAAAGAGATATACTTGTAATAGGCTGTTCTGCCAAGTCAGGAGTAGAGAATCCACCTTCGGTAGATATTTCGATATCAATCACGCCTATTTTATTTCCTGTAGATGGTTCGTCTGAATCGGGATAATAATCTAATAATACACGCATGTCAGCGGGAACATCAGACTCAAATAGATTAGAGTCTTTATCATTATAATTTACAACTCTGACTAATTCATCTCCATAAAGAGATTTGAAGTTGCCGCCTGGATGACGTTTATAAGCATACTTTTCATATGGGAACGTCCGATATCCCGCCATATCATCCCACAAATGAACTATATTATCTTTTCTTGAAATGTAAATATTTTGATACACGTTTTGTCCTCTATTTCATCTTCCCAAATTCTTATCAGAGTATAACCATTTTCCTTGGCAATACAAGTTTTTCTATTATCATTAATTCTATTTCTTTTTTGTGTTTCATTCAGTTCATCATATTTTAAATTTTTTCCATGCCAATAAATTCCATCAATTTCAACCAATATATTTTTAGATGGTATATAAAAATCGTATAATTTTCCTTTTAACTGAAATGATGATTTATAATCTATATTGTTGATTTTAAGCCACTCTTCAAACTTTCTTTCAGGTTTAGTTTTTTTGAATGGTTGAAATCCAAAATTATCTTTTAACGCACACTCATATTTACAATATTTTTGTAAATGCAATGACTTTATAACTTTAAATTCATTTTCACAAAATTTACATCGTTTATTAATTTTATCAGGATTTTTACCAACTCTTTTATAACGATAAGAACAACTAACCAATTGTTTTTTAGATAAATTTTCTCTATGTTCTATAGTATGGTGTTTGCCGAAAAATGGATTCCCATCTTCTTTATTTTTACAAAACAAACATTGTTTATTTCTCTTCGTGGCGTGTGATGCGGCTCTTAAAGTAGAATATTGTTGTTCTCTATTACAATTAGGACAAAACTTATACCAAATTTTCTTTCCGTCAACTACCTTTATTGGATACTTCCTTTTTTTCGTAATATTTTCTAAGTTTTTCTTTTCTGATTCGTTTACTATGCTTGTCATAAAATCTCCTTTGACGAATACGATTTTGTTCTCGTATTTCTTCATCCGTTCGGTTTAATTTATTGCGACCCATAGTAATAAGTATATCGTTAGGATATAAAACGTTAGGAAATTTTCAAATATTTTATTGTATCCATCTTCAATTGTTCCAATTCTTCATTTGAAATAAAATCGTTTATACCTACGTCATTTGTGACATACATATCACGATTATCAAATTCATCATGCAACCACGGTTCGACAATCACATTACCATCTTTATCAATATTACAAACAAGTAATATGGTCACTAATTTTGAATCAAATGGAAATTTTGTTTTAGCATTGACTTTATCAATTGGAAACTTCCAAACAAATTCTACGAATTTAGAATTGAAACTCTGACTGTGTAAGTGTTGTGTTTGTGGAATGTTCATAATCTATATGTTCTTGTACAGGAGATTTATTTAATTTGGTCATTAAACTCTTAAAAACCTCTTTACCGGATTCGGTTAATTTTGAATGATGTTGGGATAATTTCCAAAGTAATGCGTCGTGACGAATCCACAAAATATTTTTTGGATTTTCCATATCAACTTTTGGAGATTGTATTGGGTCTAATACATTTACGACGTATAGAAGAAGTGAAATCTCCGAATCATCTAATAATTGTAATTGGCTAAGTCTCATTTTACCAATTATACCGATATAAAAGATTAAGTCAATTTATAACAACGCCAATGATTTTGCCGTTGATTCTTATAAAAACAGTAGAATTTTTTAAATTCGTAATATCCTTAGACTCAATCACTAATTTATCTATCACTGCCTGTTTCACTTTATCAGTATAAAAAGAAACTTTAGAGTCTAAAATGCCGATATTATTCTGAATCGCTATCACTGCATATCCCGTAGGCGTGGTAGTTCCATTTCTCGAATTTCCATTGGATTTTACCGAGCCGTCCAAAGTGAACACTATGACTCTACCGTCAGTTACCTGAAAATAAAACGTTCCCCTTGATAGTTCGTGGTCGGTGTATGGAGTTGAAATTACACAAGAAGAATTTTCATCGCCTCCAGAATAAGTCACTATGATTATACCATTATTTAATGTAGCAGAAAAATTATGAGTTGTTGATTTTATCTTTTCAGGAGTAGAATTCGTATTCTTGATGTCTTGAAAAAAACTGTTTATTACAAAATCACTATTCGTATTCACCTTTACAATCAAGTCGTTTGAGAAATATAAAATTTCAGGAGAATTGGTAGGTGTGATTTCATGTATGGATTTATCAATCTCAGTGGTTTTACCGTTCTCTACATACACCCCATTCGTATAGTCTTGACTTAGAGACAATTCCGGCATATTAACAATCACCAACAAGTTTAACAACAACATTCTTATATTTTTCATAATCATACATTATATATCATTCACCCACATTTACAAGGACGAATTTTCATTCTTTATAAATATTTGACAATACCTGTTAATACTGATAAAGTTTTACCTATGGCAAAAAATTCCACCCCAAAAGGCAACAAACGTAGAGTTTCATACTCACAATTTTCCAACTGGTTTCATTGTAGACATCGATGGTTTCTTGACCATGTAAAGGGCCTTAGAACATTTGAAGACAGTGTTAGCACCTGTTTCGGAACGGCTATGCATGAATGTATTCAACTATACATCGAAACGTTGTATAAAAAATCCGCAAAGGATGCAGATAAACACGACTTGAATGCTATTTTCTTAGCTGCGTTCGACCGAGAACTTTCCGGTGGTGAAAAGAAAGCTAAGCCAGTAGAAATTACTGCGGAAATTCACACCGAATATGTTGAAGATGCTAAAAATATTATTATCGCATTCACTAATGTAGCGAATCGAATCAAACACTTTCCGTCAAGTAAATATGAATTTGTTAGTGTTGAGGATGAAATCATCATGCCAATTAAACAAAATGTAGAATTCGTCTGTTATATCGATTTAGTATTAAAAGAAAAATCAACCGGTAGATATAGAATCATTGATATTAAAACTTCAACTAATGGGTGGAATCATTATCAAAAAGACGATGAATCAAAGGTCGCACAGATTCTACTTTACAAAGCATTCTTTAGTAGAAAATACGACGTTAACATAGACTTGATTGATGTTGAGTTCTTTATTTTAAGAAGAAAATTGTGGGAAAAATATACATTTCCACAGAGCCGCATTCAGACTTTTATTCCAAAAAATAATCAGCCGATGGTAGCTAAGGCGTTGAATAGATTTGCCGAATTTGTTACCGAATGTTTTACTTCGGAGGGTAGCTATGTTACAGAAACGTCCGTATATCTTAAAAATCCAGGCAAGGCAAAGAAAAATTGTAAATATTGCCCACATAAAGGAACCAACTGTGATGCTAAGAGCGATATTCCAAAAGAAGAACAAGATTAACTAGTATGAAAAAAGAATCCAATAAAAAAATAAAATTTAGTTGTTTTCGTTGTAGACTTCCATTGAAATTTCCAGGAGCATTGTTATTTTCTCCGCCACCAAAAATCCATAATGACGATATATGTCAAGTCGAAAAAATCCACATCTGCCAACCTTGTTATTACATACTTTTAGCTAATATAATAGATAATAGAACAAAATCATAATATTTATCTGTTATGACCAAGAACAAACTAAAACCACTTATAAAGTTCATTCTAAAAGAACTAAATGAACCAAAGGGCCCTAAATTGGTGGATAATTGGAAACAAATATCTACGGTTAAACAAGGTCGTATGGCCGGTACTCGTGGATACTTTATCATGAAAAATGGTAAATTGGCCGATGCTAGTATGGAAATGGAAGGTAGTAATGGTCTTGGAGGCGGGGTTGACCACTATGGATATGCGTTAGCATTGGATAATAGAGCGCTTTTTGGTATTCCTGCAGACATGAATGATACGGGCAACGACGATAACTATTTAGAGATTTGGAAATGTATAGAAAATGCTATATTAGCCAGAGTGATGACCATAGTAAAAACCACAAATACAGGCAAACCTAACATAACCGTTCAGATTTTTAATCGTGTATCACCAAAATCGGCATTACGAACGGTTCAGGGATGGGTAGGCAAACAAATCCCAGATGCTCCAGAGGATTCTCAAGTAACCATTGAAATAGGTCATCAAGACATTTATATTAGGGCCGATAGCATCCGTGAGTTTCTTTCTGCGGAAGACCCACGACAGTTGAGAATGGGTTAATCTTCTTAAAAATAAAAAAACGGATTTTCAGGCTTATGGTAATAAAACATATATATTATTAACGTAACTACATTAGTATGGTTTAATGTTGTTACGTTGATATATGAAAATAAAAATCGCAACTACCGTAAAGATTGAAAAGGGATTATATGATTCCTTTAAGATTCTCGGAATCCAAAACAATCTCACACTTCAAACGTTCGTGGACAAATGCATTCATCTCTATGTAGATGACTCTTCATTTCGTACATTGGCGAATAACTTCGTTATTCCAGTCCTAAGTTCTTCAGGTTCATTCAGTTCATAAAATTCTATTAAGTTATGTCAAAACCAAAAATTCTATTGTTGTCAGATGATTTAAGAATGCATTCTGGCGTAGCCACTATGTCAAGGGAACTTGTCCTCGGAACCGTCGCAAATTACGATTGGGTTCAAATCGCAGGGGCAATTCAACATCCAGACAAAGGCAAGGTAATTAATATGGATTCTGCGACCGCACAGTTGACCGGAGTTGCAGACGCGAAGGTAACGTTGTATCCCGTCGATGGATATGGCAACGAGGAACTTCTCTTCAATATCATGGACAGAGAAAAGCCAGACGCAATAATGCACTTTACAGACCCTAGATTTTGGGGCTGGTTGTATGCCATTGAACGACAAATTCGTTCGAAGATTCCACTGACGTATCTTAACATCTGGGATGACGTCCCGTATCCAATGTATAATAAACCATACTATGAATCATGTGACTTATTAATGTCCATCAGTAAACAAACCTATAACATCAACAAATGGGTTTTGGGACCTGATAAAGTATCCACAGTTGATTCTGAGAATACAAATGATAAAACCGTATTACATTATGTTCCACACGGAATTAATAGTAAAATGTTCTATCCAATTCCTACCGACGACTCAATCTTGAAAAAGAAACGTAAAGAGTTGTTTGGAAATAAAGATTATGAATTTGTAATTTTTTACAATTCGAGAAACGTTCAGAGAAAGAGAACTAGTAACATCATGTTGGCTTACAAAGCATTTTGTGATAACCTTACAAAAGAACAGGCCGCTAAATGTGTATTAGTTCTTCATACCGAGGTTCGTCAAGATGCCGGTACGGACTTATTAGCAGTAAAAGAAGCATTCTGTCCTGAATATGATGTTCTATTTTCTGTTGCAAAATATACACCGGAAGACATGAATGTGATATATAACATCGCAGATATTACAATCAATTTATCATCTAACGAAGGATTTGGATTGTCGACCGCAGAGTCTCTTATGGCAGGAACTCCTATCATAGTATCTGTCACCGGCGGCCTTCAAGACCAAACCGGACAAGTTCAAGATGACGGTTCGCCTATTGAATTCGGATTACACTTCGGTTCCAACAATGTTGGTAAATATAAGAAACATGGTGTATGGGCATATCCGGTGTATCCTACTTCTCAATGTGTTCAAGGGTCAATACCGACGCCATATATCTTTGATGATATGTCTCGTTGGCAAGATGCCGCTGAAGGTATGATGTATTGGTATCTGGCCGGAGCAGATAAACGTGAACTCTTAGGTTTGAAAGGTCGCCAATGGGCCTTAAATGAAGGTGGAATCAATTCCGAAAATATGTGTAATCAGTTCGTCACTTGTATGGATTATACCTTGAAGAATTTCAAACCTGTGAAAACGTTTGGTGTATTTACGGAAAAGGATTACGTCGGCAACTTAATGCCAGGTGGTATGGGATTTGAAATTCCCGTGATAGACCAAGAAAAAATAAAACTACAATTAGATATAATAACTTGAAAAATTAGTTAAATTAGATATAATAGGTTTTATATGAGTGTTACATTACAAATAAAAAAACTAAATGATTTAGCTACGATTCCAACAAAAGGAAGTCCTAAATCAGCAGGTTACGACCTCTATTCAATTGAAAGATATACACTAAAACCACTTGAAAGAAAGCTGTTTAAAACGGGACTATCGATGGCCATCCCATATGGGATGTATGGTCGTATAGCTCCCAGAAGTGGATTGGCTTTTAAAAATGGATTAGACGTATTGGCCGGAGTAATCGATGAAGATTATAGAGGCGAAGTCGGAGTTGTTCTAATCAATCTTGGACAAGAAGAATTAAATCTTCCCTTAGTGAAAGATGGAAAAGAAGTTCCGATAGCTCAAATCATTTTTGAATTCTATAATAATGTTCAAATTAGTGTTGTAGATAATTTAAATGAAACCGAACGTGGACAAGGCGGATTCGGTTCTACTAATGAAATTAAAATTTCTGCTACACATTCACAAACGGAATCAGAATTAATCAAATTAAGAAGTAAAGTTCCGGTAGTCGAGTCAACCGACGCGGCCGCTAGAAAGTTTGATGACAAAAGTCCATATCATGATATAGGAAAGTCAAATATCCTTGATAAATGGAAAGAAGCCGGAGCGGCAACGCCGACTCAACCAAAATACGAAAACCTCGTCAGAGAAAGAGAAAAACAAATAATATAATTATGAGTAAACCACTGTGTATATTTCAGAGTCCAATGTGGACTCGTAGCGGATATGGAGATTTAGGATTGGCGTTGGCGAAGAGCCTATTCCGATATGATAAATACGATTTAATGGTAGTTCCTACTCGTTGGGGTGGATGTTCTAGAAAGTATCTTGCGTCCGACATCACCGACCCAATTGAACAAGAGCTCTATAAAAAAGTCGTAAGACAACCAATAAACAAACAACCGGAATTGTTTATTCAATGTTCAATACCAAATGAATTCCAGGCTCCTGCCAAATTCAACATCGGTATTACTGCTGGTATTGAGACTACAGTAGCCAAGCCAGATTGGGTTGAGGGGTTGAATCGTATGAATTGCAATTTGGTTACGTCTAAACACGCTAAGATGGTGTTTGAGAAAGCATCCTATAATAAAACCGACCAGCAGACAAATCAAATAATTCCAGGACAGGAATTAAAATCATTAAAGCCTATGGAAGATTTGTTCTGGGGAGTAGACACATCCATCTATGGAGTCGGCAAACCTACAGAGCCAAATGTAGAAGCCGAACTATCAGTCGTTAAAGAGGATTTCAATTTTCTCTTCGTCGGTCAGTGGACAAACGGTGGATTATTCAATGACCGTAAAGACATTGGGAATCTAATTAAAACATTCCTAACTACATTCTCCAATATGGGAGCCAAACCAAAACCGGCCTTGATTATAAAGACCAGCGGGGCGGCCATTTGTAATATGGATAAACATGACATGATTAATCGATTGAAAACTGTCAGAGAAATAGTTCAAAAAGAAAAATTAACTACCGACCTTCCAAACGTTTATCTTTTATATGGAGAATTAACGGAATCAGAAATGAACGCTTTGTATAATCATACGAAGATTAAAGCCCACATCTCATTCACTCATGGTGAAGGATTTGGTATGCCATTACTATTATCATCATTGAGTGGCAAACCCGTTCTGGCTTCTAATTGGAGTGGTCATTTAGATTTCTTGGACGGTAAGTTATGTAAATTACTTGACGGTGATTTGGCAACGTTGCCTGCTGAGTGTGTAAATGAGTGGTTAATTAAAGATAGTTCGTGGTTCAATGTCAATTACCAAAAGGCATCAGAATCAATGAAAAGTTGTTTTCATTTTTATAGACCACATCTTGAAAAATCAGAAGAACTTCGTAAACAGAATGAAGTTAACTTCTCATTACAGGCAATGGATAAAAAATTGTGGGAATTCTTGGACAATAATGTTCCGAAGTTTGCCACCGAACAAAAACTGATTCTTCCTAAATTGAAGAAAGTGATTAAACCAATGGAAATTAGTGAAAATAAATCGGCATAATCATGAAATTATCATATCTTATTACCGTCCATAACGAGACTGATACGTTGATACGATTATTGGAAAAGTTGGTTAACAATAGAGCAGATGGGGATGAAATAGTAATCGTAGATGATTATTCGGACAATCCTACTACTATAAAAATACTTACAGATGTATGTAAAAATCCAGACGTTTTTGTGTATCTTCATAAATTAGATGGTGATTATGGAACACATAAAAATTTCGGTAATGAAAAATGTACAGGAGATTGGGTATTTCAGATTGATTCGGACGAAAATCCATCTGATACCCTAATCTTTAATATTAGAGAAATCATCGAAACGAATTTGATGATGGAAATGATATACGTTCCCAGAATCAATGATTTCAGGGGAGTTACAACCGAACACACTAAAATGTGGGGATGGAAATTAACTACATCTCCTACATGTGAAAACAGACCCATTGTAAATTGGCCCGACTATCAAAGTAGAATTTACAAACGAGATGTAAATAGAATAAAATGGAATAGAAAATTACACGAAACCATTACAGGTCACTCGGCGTATTCATTTCTACCAGCTCAAGAAGAATTAGCGTTATATCACGATAAAACTATAGAAACACAAATACAAACAAATCTACGATATAATAAACAATTCAGTGAGGATGACAATAAAGGACATAAAATATTATGAGTGAATGGATTATAAATCAAACCGCATATAAACCGAAAATCAAAGATATCGTTGATAATAATAAAACGTTTCAAGAAATTTACGAAGCAGTTTTAAATCTTGGATATAAAACTGACAAAGGAACTACTCACGCATATGTAGATAGTTATGCTAAATTATTAAAACCATATCGAAATAAACAAATAAATATACTAGAAATAGGAATCGACTTTGGATATAGTTTAGCATTATGGAGAGCGTATTTTGATAAAGCCAATATCTATGGTATAGATAATAGAAATGCCCTTAAATTTTCGGAGGATGTCACCCCCATCATATACGACGCAAATGATGCGTCCATCATAGATAAATATTTCTCAAATTTAGAATTTGATATAATCATAGACGACGCCAGTCATGAAGTAGAGCATCAAGTTTTAAGATTTCCAATTTATTTTCCTAAATTAAAAAAAGGAGGATTGTACATCATAGAAGATGTTCAGGATTTGGATAAAGATGAAGTTCTATTAAAGGCGTTAAATCCAGAAGTAGAAATCATTGACACTCGTAAGTTAAAAAACAGGTCCGATGATGTTATGTTTGTTTACAGAAAATGATTATGAATAAAACTTTAGTTGCCATATTACATTACAATACAATACATTATACTGATAATTTGTATGAGATGTTAAAACCATATGAACATGACGATTATGATTTGATAGTCATAGACAACGGTAGTGATGTAGGTAAATCTAGTAAATATACCACATATAGAGTAGAAGAAAATGTATGTTATGGCGGTGGGTTAGACATGTCCATTCAATTATTTTTAGAAAATACTGACTACGATTCATTCGTTCTATTAAATTCAGATTTAATAATTCACGGTTATAATTTCATTAAAACTTTAAAAGAACAGTTGTTTAAACGTGATGATTTAATGATAGTGTCGCCGTGCGTTATTCAACCTGAGAAAAATCAATGTTTCTGGAAACAGATGCATTGTTGGAATTCTACAGAATTACGAACCGTTCCATTCGTGGATTATCAATGTGCGCTTATGAAACGAGAATTCGCACAGAAAGTGGGTGGATTTGGTAGTAAATACGGATGGGTTCAAGATTTAATGACAGGTATAATATGCGAAGATAATAATTGGAAAATTGGAGTTTGTGATTGGTTACCTATAGTTCACATTGGAAACGGTACAATAAAAGACAATCCTAATATGTCAAATTATAATATACTTGCCCAACAAGAAATGGATAAACATTTTATGGAAGCGGGATTAACTGATAGGGTGAATCAGTTAAAATCTAAATCGATGGGATATAAATATGAATAAATTAGTTCTATATTGTAAATCATTTAGTCGTGATGTTGAGAGATGTAAATTACTCTTGGAATCTAGCGTCAAACATAATAAAGATAAAATACCATTATATATCTCAGTTCCAAAAGAAGATTTTCAATTGTTCAAATCTAAGTTAGGTTCCGATGGATACTATCTTATACATGATGAAGAACTTATACATGAATCTTTATGTCAATCGTGGAAGAATCAACAAATTGTTAAGATGATATTTTGGAAAACCATTCAAACCGAAAATTATGTAGTATTAGATTCAGATTCTTATTTTATAAAAGACTTCTATTATAAGGACTTTCTTGTAACCGATTCAATCCCATATACGGTGATGCATGAACAAAAAGATTTATTCCAATGGACTGTAAAATATAAAGACCAGTATCTTGGATATGACCCACAAGCATCGTTCGCCGAGTGTAGAACTCCAATTCAAGAATTATTTGATAGGAAAGGTAGGTTGTATGATTTTGGGCCTGTTCCTGTCATTTGGTCTTCAAAAGTTTGGCGAAGTTTGGAGGAAGAATATATTAAACCAAATAACTTGACTTTTGATGGATTGATAAATACAATATCAAGTGAATTTACTTGGTATGGTGAATGGTTGTTGGTTAAGAAGCCAATTGAGTTGTGGCCGATAGAACCGATATTCAAGGTGTTTCATTACCTTCCAGAATATCAACAATTTAAACAACAGGGGTATACAGAAGAACATTGGTCACATAACTACTTAGGCGTAGTAATGCAATCTTCATCAGGACTACCAGTAAAATATTAAAATATGTGGCGATACGATTTAAATTTTATCAATCTCGGAATTAGAGAACACTCTAATATAATACCAAAAAATATAATTGAGATTGGTAGTAGAGATGGTCATGATGCTAAATCATTGGCTAATTCATTTCAATTGTCCGATAGTTCATGTTACATATTTGAACCAAATCCAGATTCAGCTACGAATATACTTAGAGATTATCCTAATATGAATCTATATAACAACGCAGTCAGTGACATATCTGGCGTTGCAAATTTTTGTATTGAAAAAGAAAATACAGGAGCATCCTCTTTATTAGAAAGAACGGAAGGAAATAAAAATGATATCATATCGGTGGATTGTGTAAGAATGGATGAATTCATAGAATCTACAGGACTACAGACTATAGACATTGCCAAAATAGACGTGGAAGGCGCAGCATTAAATGTATTGAAATCATTTGGGAATCATTTAGATAAATTACAATCACTTCAAATCGAATTAGAACATAAAGAATTTTGGAAAGGTCAATCTTTATATCAAGAAGTAAAAGAATGGTTAAATGCTCATGGATATGTCGAAATAATGTTTGTATTACTACGTGGAACTCAATCCGATTCTTTCTGGTTAAAACGAGATAGAATGGTGTTATGAATAAATCCCCAATCTCATTTTGTATAGGATGTTGTAACAATTTGAATTATCTCAAATTGGCAATTCATTCCGTGCGAACATACTCACATTTTAAGGACGCTCCTCTTATTATCTTTGCAGAAAATTGTACAGATGGGACGTATGAGTGGTTAGTTAAGAATACAGAAAAATATAATTTAAGTTGGTTTAATGAAGATAATTCGGAAGAAAAAACCAAGGGTATTGGTGGTGGTATGAATGAGTGCGCCAAACACGTCAAAACGGAGTATATCATGTTCTTACACGCTGATATGTTTGTTTCTAGAAATTGGGATTTGAACTGTCTTAAAGTGTTTGAAAAGTATCCAAATGAAAGTTTGTGGGTAAGTTCTCAAAGATTCCAACCCAATTGTTTCAAGGAAGATGATAGACCTGGAACTTGTTTCTTTCCATATGAATTCTTTGGATACAAATATGACGATTTTGATGACCCGACATTCATCTACTACGCAGAAGAATTTTCTAAACTAAATCCTGATGTTGAAGTCAATAAAGGGGAGGGTGTATCTGGATTGGTTCGTAAATCTGATTGGGATTATTTCGGAGGAAATGACCCAATTTATGCTCCAGCATACTGGGAAGATGCCGATTTATTTATTCGTATGCAATTAGCGGGATTAAAATTCATAACGACCACAAATTCCGTCGTGTTTCATTTTGGAAGTCGTTCGGATAAAAGTAACTTTCCTACAGATGAAATTGTACGGTCAGACCGTTCAAAAATATATGAACAAAGAGGAGCTCAGAATTTCTTCAAAAAGTGGGGATTTTGGCCAGCTCATAATGAATATCAGTTCGTGACATACCCACCAAACATTGATAAAAATAAACTAAAACATTTAATACAACTATGAAACAACTATCGGAATTAGCTAAGAATTTTAATACGGATAAAGGAATTGGTAGTCATGAATATACCGAAATCTATGATGATTATCTTTTAAAATTAAAAAATGATACAATGAACTTCCTAGAAATAGGAGTGTTTGAGGGAGAGTCATTAAAATTATGGGAAGCTTATTGTCCGTTTTCTAATATCATTGGATTGGATATCAATCCAGACTGCGCCAAATATGCCGGTGGACGTAAGAGGGTTTATATCGGGTCACAAACAGATGAAGTTTTGTTATATACAATTGCCAAGGAAAACGCCCCATTATCAATTATTATAGATGATGGTAGCCATGCTTGGAATCATCAAATAATCACATTCCGTACGGCATTCCCCCTATTAAAGCCAGGCGGGCTTTATTTCATAGAAGACCTCCACACGTCGTATGCTAACAATTGGGCGGGCGGAACGCAAACCGGAGTGAATTTTCTAAAGGGGTTGGTCGATGATGTAATGTTGAATGGTAAGAGTTTTGTTGGAACTAAAGAAATAGGCGAACAATCTCTATCATACTTTGAACATCATATGGAATATATTCATTTTTACAAAAGTCTATGTGTAATTAAAAAACGTGAAGCTTCTATATGATAAGTTGTAAATTCATGGGCAGATTAGGAAACAACATGTTTCAGACTGCGACTACCATAGAAGTAGCGGAACGGGTCGGTTCAGATTTCGTATTACCAACTAAATCACATGCCGGTCATAGGGGAGATATAAACTCCGACATGAGTGGGTTTGATTATGATTTCAAATTTCAAGATATACTCCTACCAAACACATTCAACCAAGCTACATTTGATTATATTCCCGTCGATGTGAAGGATGATTTGGAATTACATGGTTTCTATCAATCATATAAATATTTTGACAATATTAGAGATAAATTAATCAACAAATATTTCAAGTTTAAGAATGAAATTGTAGACCAGACGTCAAAATATAAAATAACGGAGAATAGTCTTGGTATAAGTGTAAGACGGGGAGATTACATTCCACTTCAACATAATCACTGCGTCCTTTCAATGAAATATTATGCCGATGCTTTTAGTGAAATTTTAGATGTTAATCAAATTTTCATATTCAGTGATGATATTCCTTGGTGTAAAAATAATATATGTACAGAAAATGAATTTGATGAAATTGTATATGTTGAAGGCAATCCATTCGTTCAATTATACATGATGACTCAAATGAAAAATTTAATTTTATCCAACTCCACATTCGCTTGGTGGGGCGGTTATCTCAATGATAAAAAAGGAAAAATTATAATACCCGACCCTTGGTTTGGGCCAAATTACAAAGATAAAGATGTTAGTGGTTTGTATATTCCTGAATGGTTGGTTCAGAAACATGAAATTGTATTAGTATGATATTTAGAATTGTCCAATATATACAACCGTGGGAAATAGACGAATTGGAACGTCAAGTTAATAAACACATAGAATCTTCATATTACATCAAAAATAATTCTGTCATATTCGATATTACAATGAACGTGTCAGATAAGTTAATCGATTGGAACTATAGTAAAATATCAAAAAATTACTTTATAGATAAATTCAATTATCTTAAAATGAAATTGTCTTACTATTTCTCAGTAAATTTCGATACAAATGAAATGATACAGGGGGCTATAGATAAAAAAAGAGATACGTGCGATAAAGAACAGGACTTTATAATTTGGTTAGATTCTGATGTGTATTTTTCACATTTAACTCTACCATATATGATAGACGCCGCATCAAAAATTAAGGACGATTATTTTATTCTAACCCCACAAATTATAAAATATTGGGACGATTCGTGGGATTGTATAGTAAATGAAAAATTTTTGAAAGAATCACATAATCATAGAGACAATTTCGATTTATTTTCTTTAGATTATGAATTCAATGATATCGAAGTGTCCGTATTTAGAAATGACCATATTAAAATGGGAGCGGGTTGGTTTAATCTTATAAAATCATCGTTATTAAAAAAAATAAAATTTCCGGAAGAAATGGGTTCGTATGGTCCCGACGATACATATTTAATACACACGGCAAAAAAATATAACACATCACAATACATTTTAAAAAATATTGTGGTGACAGAATCAGGTAATAAATTTTTAAAATATCAAAATTATATTAAACCATTACTGTCCATAAAAATTAGAGAAAAACAAAAAATTTCGGATTTAGAATTAAACACGTTAATACAAAAATTTTACAATCAATAGATATGATATCATTCATAATACCAACAAGAAATAATCTACCATACCTAATACTAGCGTATAATAGCATTCGTAAATTCTATCCAACCGAAGAAATCATCATTCTTGATGATAATTCGGAAGATGAAACGGACGAGTGGTATATTTCAGAAGTAATGATACGTGATTTGAACACGGTTTACTCTCGTAATAATACTAAACAAGTGGGACATACGGTTCTTTATGATAAAGGTATAGAAATGGCAAAGAATGAAATATTTACCATTTTCCATGCCGATATGGTCTGTGGCCCAAATTACGTCGAAAATATCATGAAGTGGTTAAAACCACATGGGGTAGTTGCGGCAACTAGAATTGAGCCGCCATTACATCCTCCAGGCAAAGAGAAGATTGTCAAAGACTTTGGAACATACGTTGAAGATTTCAAAGAACAGGAGTTTTATGATTATTGTAAGGAGTTACAACAATTACCAGAAAATAAGGGAGTTATTACAAGAGGAATTTTCGCTCCGTGGGCAATGTACAAACAAGACTTCTTAGATATCGGAGGGCATGACAAATTATTTGCGCCATTCCCTTATGAAGATAGTGATATCTTTCAGAGAATGATTTTAAAAGGATTTGAAATCAATCAAAGTCGAGATGCTTTTGTGTATCATTTTACTTGTAGAGGACATAGATGGACTAAGGAAGTTAAAAAAGATGACATGTTTTATAAATTATGTTGCGCTAAAAATATGTCCCACTACCTTCGTAAATGGGGGTCTTGGATTGAAAATGATGAAAATTGTTATCCAATCATACAAAATAAATATGATATCGGATTCGTAGTAAATAATTGTACACCTAATTTATTGGGTATGTTAGAACCGTGGTGTAATGCCGTATATACTGATTTGGATGTTACTGATTTTATATCCAAAATACAACCAGGAACGCCATTCGATTTAACTAAGAGAGTTAAGAAATTGACAGATGAAAAGACTAATGAAATTTTATTGACATTCGACTCAAAACGATTGACTCAGGAAAACTTTCCAGTCATAACTAGCCTGGCAAAAATCATCAAAGATAGTGGAGAAATTGGTACATTTGAATATGATATATTCTCATTCGATATCAGAGGATTAACGACCTTTCAAAATAAAATTATAGATAATAATGATAATTATTATACAAATCAATTAAGGAAGCTACCCGACTCCGATATGTATTGTACAGATGCTTTATTTGAAATTCACGAAAAAGTAAAAGCGTCTACTTAAAATCAACATGATAATCATAGTTTTGGCAAATCTTATAGCTATAATTCTATTAATCTGGCTCAAATCAGATGCAATAATAGAATGGGGAACTCTTATCGGATTGTCAGAATTTTTAATGATTGACGAGTTTTATAAAATGAGACTCGACCAAATGCCGGTCAGTATAAATTATCCTACATTTTTGAAAATAAAATATAACAACTTCTTTACTAATATGGCATCATGTCCATTATGTTTATCAGTATGGTTATCTTTATTTATTTGTACAACTCTAACCACATTTACGTTAAATCTAATACTGTTAGCTTTTATACCAACCATTTGTATTCTATCACTCGTATCATATGGAGTAGTTACATCATTATTAAAATTATCATAATGAATTTCAACGCGCCATCAGATGTTAATGGTTGGTTATTGGGAAATGGATTGGTAGGATTATGTCCGGAAACTCAAAATCTAATTACTTGTATGGATATGTTATCAAGAATGTGTCCGTGTGATTCATCCGACGCAAAAACGAAACGATTTAATCAATGTAAACAACATTATATAGCATTTGCGTCGAGGGCTCAGTCATTTTCGCCACAATTATTCTCAAAAGCGCCAAATGAAAATAAATTTTGTTTCTTCCTTAATAATCAATTACTTTCGTCTGTTACTAGGTGATTAAGTCTATCTTTCCAATCTTTAACTAATGGTTTTAAGAACATAATCTTCTTGGCCGTCTTAGTCACATTATAACCCGAATCAGTATGTCCGCCTAAGTAGCTGGCATACTTTTTAAGACACTCTTCCGGATGTTCCCTAGCCAATCTACCCCTTTCGCCGGTTTCCTTCTCCCAGAGTCTCATAGGAGTTTTTCTAATATGATGTCCTTGAGTTTCTCCTACCATAGTCCAATTATCAGCCAAATAACACGAGCCATTTCTCAATTTATGTTCTTTGTAGTCTTCCGCACGTTCCGGTTGAACAAATGTCTCTAATAAGATTAAATCGTCATTGTATTTAGACTTCCACCGTTTGGCTCCTTCAATCCTGAGTTGTTTTAATGTAGAAGACGCGGAATTTTTAATTGTTATATTTGGAGTAGCCAAGCAGAATCTAGAATTATTAGCCAAATGACACAGATTTTTAATTTTTGTATTAGTATCCCAACCAATAAAACTATCTCTAACATTAACTCCTATAGTTGCAGATGACAATCCTATTGCGCCTATATGATTACCACTACCCACTTCATATACTAACCACCGAATATTTCTAGTAGGCGAGTCTTTGTATTTGACGTAACTATGATATTTGTCAATAGTATTCCTAAACAATCGATTCTGTTCAGGTGTAGAACATTCCACCAAATATATTAATGAATTGGGTTTTACTGGATAGTCAAAAAAGGACACTTGGTTAGACATAGTTTAATCTCTTCATTGAGATAAGTATTGTCTACCAACGACTCAGTAGTAATTTTAATACCACTTAATCTTAGTTCTCGTTCGATTACATTTTCCAACTCCAACCGAGAATCTGCATCTTTCATACAAATCGGGTCATTTTTAGCCTCTTCTTCATTAGGGGCGCCATCATATTTTTTAAATAAACCATCCCTATCGCCCGTTTTACTATAAAGGGGTATATTTGTATATTTCTTTAAGTGTACAAACCAACCACCCCACTTCTGATGTGCCCAACTCACCTCATTTGGAAATCTACAATCACTAATGAATATCACATGTTTTTGTATCAAATCTCTTTCAGTGAAAGATTCATAATGAACGATTTCCTTATTTATCTCCTTATCAATATTATCAATCCAATATTGACCCTCCGTTTGAATTCTCTTTTGGCAACCGTGTGCGACTAACAAAGGACGTATCAACGATTTTTCATCAGTGTTATCCGTCCATACGTTTATACCGTAATAATTTTGTATGAATGGAGCCAGTTCATCTTTTAAAACATCGGCGAATGCCAATCGTCTCGTTGTATATCCATTCCGTTCCAAAATCTTACGTGCAACTTTTACAAAGGTATCCTTACCTGCTCTTGCAAATCCACCGACACCGATTACAATTGGTTTATTCATTATCGTTTCCTTTCAAAGCGGATTCGACTTCTTTGTCAGTCAATCCATAATTTCTACAAAGTTCTTCTAATTCTTTTTTACCTGACTCAGTTAATGATAATATTGAAACGTATTCAACTGCCTCACTACTTGAGATTTCAAAATAAGTACAAATCAATTCGATTAACTTTTCGTTATATGGTTTTTTCTTAGACTTTACCCAAGGATAAAATTTTCTAGAATTGTCTGGTGGAATTATACCACCAATCATTAGTTGGTAAAATTGTGGGGAGGGGATTTTATCAAAATACTTGAATAACGTAGAAACTTCTTCCAAAATTTCAGGATTCATACTCAAAGACTTTAAAATCATGAAATGATTAAAAGACTTCTTATCTAAGTCGGTAAGACCTTTAAAATAATCGGGGTCTTGAATAGTTCGTATATGTTTGATGTGGTCAAACAGTCCTATCCCCTTTATAGTCCCTTCTTCTTTTTTCTTACGAGTCTTAGGTTTATCTACCGATTTTTTTAGTTCCTTTGTCATGTTTTCTTATAATACGATTCAATTCCTTAAACGAAGATACTATCATATTCTGATTTCTCTGTAAAGAATTTATATCGTTTATAAGTTTCTTATTGGCAGCGTCTAATTGTTTTATTTTATCGGCGTTACCACGAATCAAAAACGCTGACAAAATAGTCCACACTGAGAACAGTAGAAAAAAGACTATACTAATTATATTAATTATCATCGGATTCAATTGGTTCTGCGTCTACTTTTGGTAAGTTTGCCTTTGGATGGATATAACCATCTTTAAGTTCTTTGAATTTCTTACTGTTACGGAAGTTCTGGTCATGTTTGTCCTTCTTCCACCTATCATTATTTCGAAATGTGCGACCCATATTATTATTTCATGTTTTCTATATGTTCTGCTTACAACTTGATATTTATATCATTATGAATAACTATTGTCAAGATATAAAAATAAGTGGAATTTATAAAATTATAAATAAAATTAACGGAAAATACTATATCGGTAGGTCGGATAATATTTTAGGAACGTATGGACGATGGAAAGAACACATTAATCGTCTTAGAAATAATAATCACGAAAATAAATATCTCCAAAATGCTTGGAATAAATATGGAGAGTCGAATTTTGAATTTTTTATTATTGAAGAATTACCAATTGAAAAACTTGTAGAACAAGAACAAAAATATTTAAATGAAATTAGAAATAATCGACGTAATATTTGTTATAATTTAAGTTTCTCAGCTACAGGCGGAGGAACATTAGGATATAAACATTCCAAAAAAACAAAACTTAAAATATCTAAAAAACTTAAAGGACGTCGTTCGCCAATGAAGGGCAAAAAAATTAACATAGATGATAATAAACATTTAGACCAAACTAACTATACATTCAAAAACATTAAATCCGAAGAAATATTTTACGGAAGGCGATATGATTTTTGTAAAAAATTTAGTTATTGTCGAGGAGCTATAAACAATCTTATACAAGGTAAAAGTAAAACGTCATATGGTTGGATTTTAATTTAACCATTTTTATTTTCCTACAGCATCAAAGAAACGTTTTTTAGCATCTTCATATTCCATATGAGTCATATCATTATAAAACAGCTTCTCAGGATTCAACCGTCCGGCCGCTTTTAATTTTTTATATCGTTCTATAGCCCTTGGCTTCCACCAGTCCACTATGGATTT